ACTTCATTATCGCTATTCTTGAGTTTGTTATAAAGACTTTCATAATCTTGTATTAACTTGTCTTGTATTTCAGATAATGCTAAATTTAGTAATCGTGCTTGCTGAATAGTCATTTTAACTTCTTTACTTTGACTTAATTCAGCAGCACGAAGCTGATGTGCAAATTGTGTAATAGGTGTTAAATTAATCTGATTTGACATTAGATAATACCTGTTTCATTTCTAATTCAGTTTTAAATGGGCCTTTATAAGGATTGCGTTCTAGTGTAATTAGTTTAGGACACCAGCTTTTAACCCAACCTTTATTAAATTGAATTGTATAATATCCTGCACAATATAAACTCTTACTTTGCGAGCTTTTTGTAAATAACGGTAATTTATTACGAACATCGTACATTGTATTGTATGGAGTAACACTAGTGGGAAATCCGTGGCATTCGTTAGGATCTGCTTGTGTGACCTTAACTTTGGCTCCGTTTAGAAAAAATCCTTCACCAAATTGTTTAGTTAAGTCTTGTTTTTTATTAAACATAACTTCGCCTGTAGTACTGCTCAGCACGAATTTATTATTTTCTTTTTTATGTAGAGTTGCAATCTTAGTACCGTTTTGTTCAACAATCCAAAATTTGCCATCCACAATAGGCTTGGCATGTATTTCTGTCATATTTTTCTCCTTAATATTATTCGGCCTCGAAAGCACTCGAATAATGTACGTATTTATTCGATTTTTCTGAGTATTTTGCTTGAAAAGGTTCTGCATATTGCTGAATATTATCAGCAATTTTTTTCATATCCCAAGCATTACAAAATTTTAACATACGAATACCAACTTGGTCTACTGCTTTAGGTACAGCATTAGTCTTAATTGTTTCTACAATCTTTACTTTAACATCTGCAGGTTGTGCGGTCAAATCGCACAATTGTACGTTACGTTGATAATCTTCTAGCACACGGTGTTCTTCGCCGTTGTGGTCAACCCACCTCTGTAACATGAGATTGTTCCACGCATATCCGCGGCTTTTACGGTCTTCGAACGCTTCAGTAAGACCAACTTTGTTTTTAGAACCTTTAGTACGCACACCTGGATACGCCGAGAAGACATTATCACTGGTATCACCACGCATACATTTTTCGAACAGCATCCATTCTGGGTCTTGTGCTGGCTTTGGCTCGCCTGTCTTTTTGTCTTTAACAGGTTTACCTTTGGCATCAAAGATTCCTTCATGTGTAATATGTAAATCGCCTACGCCGTTATACTGACTAACTGTAGGACTTACAAGTTGTGCAAAATCTCCGTCTGTGCTAATGATAACATGCTTTGTATCTGGGTGTGCTTGAATCCACCCTGCAATAAGATCATCTGCTTCTAGATTAGGATGTTGCATCACAGTGGCGTTAGTCTTTTCTGTAATGAACTTTTTAAACTCGTCAAACGCTTCCCAAAATAACTTATCTTCTTCTTGTTGTTTTTCGGTCATTGCGTCTCGAGTTTCTTGTCGATTGGCCTTATACGGCTTATAATAATCTTTACGCCAAGATCTACCTTCGAGACAGAACACTACATGAGTGCCACCGAAATCTTGCCATGCTTTTTTAATACTATTAAAAGTTATATGAAATGCCATGCCTAGTTTAATCTCAGCATTGCCTTGTACTACATGTCTAGCACGAAAAAACGTGTTAGCAGTATCAACAATTATATGTGTCATTCTACTACGGATTTACCGTTTCCTAGTTTACTTACATTAATATAACCAGCACTAGATCTGTTAGGATCTTGTCCTGCCTCTGCTAGCATGTTTGCAGCTAAATCTCTAAACCAGCGATCTACGATTTCTTCTTCAGGATCGTTTTCGTAACCATAACCAGCTTGTCTTAATTGTACAATAAATTCAGGGTTCCAGTCAAGTTCAAAAAAACCATTACGAACATTTTCGGGATTAATTTTAGTATCCAAGACAGTCACATAAGGTTCACCACGTTCTGTAGCACGAGATTTTGGATCCATTTTAGCTTGTTCTTCTCGTTGTTGTGCCAATACTGTTTCGGCAACTGCCTTGTCTCTAACTATTTGAAGTGCTTCTTTTTCGGCTTGTAGTTGAGTAATACCTAGCCATTTTTTAAGTAAGTTTTTAATCATTTTTCTTCTCCATACAGTTACAATCTCTGCCTTGTCTACAATTACCAGTACAGGCACTTGGAATATTTTTCATCCATCTTAATAATAAAAAAATTAATATTGCCCAACCGATTATAAAACAAAGCATAAAAAACATATTACGTACCCCATTCGTTTTTAAATAATGGAACTTGTAGTCTGTCGCTATAACGTAGTCCTGCTTTCATAGCTAATTCTGCTACACGACGATTGTTTAAGTTATAAACACTTTCAACTCCGCCCACTGGCATAAAGTATACAGCACCTTCAAATCCTAACGCACGATAAATGTCCATTACTTCTAACGCTTCATATGCGTCATCTTCTGTAGCAATTACAAATTTTAAATATGTAGGACCTACTTCTTGATATTCTAAAACAATGTCTGGTTTAATAGCATCTTCTCTTTTTTCGCCGCTACAACTTAGTTTAGGACTAACACTAAAAGTTACAGCTCTTGGGTAATTATTTCTAATAGCCCATTCGCCAAGATAATCTTTAAATTCAGATGTTAATTTTTGAGTACCATTTGTTTCAAACGTAATTTCTTTTAAATTACGCATGTCGCTATGATCTAGTAAATCTGGATAAGCACGTTGCCAGCCTAGTAATGGCTCGCCTCCTGTAATAACTAGATGTTCATCTAACCATGTTTTATAAGGAAGTATTTCCATAATACGATTTACTATCCCATCACTTTCCATTACCGGGCTTAGGTCTTTAAAACTAGGATGCCAACTTGCATAGCTATCACATCCTGTGCTGACTAGAGGTAGTTCTTCGTATTTGTTAAACAGATGTGCAATTTCGGATATGTCTTCTGCTTCTTTGCTTAGTTCACCTTTAGGCATACCAAACCCAGCACATTTAAAATTACAACCAAAAGTTCTAAGGAACACACTGGGCACACCCATGTACCTACCTTCGCCTTGTATACTATAAAATAATTCTGCTATCTTAATCTTACTCATTATCATCTCTTTCTAAAAATTGTGATACTTGATCTTCTGCATCTTGAATGCTTTCTGCCCATACTATAAATGTAGCAATGCCTTTACTTGCATAAAGGTCAAACGGAATAGTTCCATGAGGCAACCAGTTGTCGCCTACTTCGCGTTTAATCTCGAACTTATTTAGGCTCGTAGTTTTCATTCGATAAATTAATTCATCACTAAGTTGTTGTGCTGTTTTTGTCACCGCGATTAAATCCTCCAAGGTAATTCATTTCCTGCCCAATCTTGGATATCACTGCTCCAGCACATTAATCTACTATAAGTAGGATATAACCATGCCCAATCGCAGTAGGTCATTGGAAAACTAATCCAATGACCTAAGTAGTATAACACTTCACTTAGTATTCTTGCAAATACTTTTTTAATCATTTAGAAGCGTATTCCTGTTGCATCTTGATATTATCAAAGAACTCTTTCTTTGTACCGTGGTCGTCTTTAAATGCACCTTTGAGTACTGTAGTCTGTGTTAAACTACTCTTAGCCATAATGCCGCGATTCTCACAGCATCCGTGTGTCATTTGAATATACACACCTAAATCTCTTGCTTCTGTTGCTTTTTGGATTTCCCTAGCAATGTCATTACAAAGTTCCTCCTGGAGAGTACCACGACGGGCACACCACTGAGCGATCCTTGTATACTTGCTAAGTCCAATAAGTTTCTCGGCCGCAATAATACCAATATAAGCAACGCCAGCAACGGGTTGGTGATGATGACTACACATACTACGAAGCTCGCTACGAACAACCAGCATACCTTCGTAACGGTCCGCAGAGTCATTTGGAAATGCTGTTGCATCTGGTGCTGGGTCATATCTACCTGCCATAACCTCATTAAAATACATTTTAGCAAGACGTCTTGCTGTACCCTTGCTGTTTGGATCGTTCTCGCGATCTATAAGCAAACAATCTAAAACTTTTTCAAATGCCAGAGTTGTTTCGTCGATTAATTGTTCTTTCATTTTGTCATCAATGTATTCACTGATGTTGTCTCCGGCCCAGAATCTTTTACCATTGCGTTTCATTACAAAACCCAAATAGTCGTGTGCTGTGCCTTCTTGATAGCCGCTATCGCCATACATGGCGTCAAGTGCTGTTTGTTGTGTTACGGATTCAGTCATTATTACTCCTATGTTAGTATTATATAGGTTTATTTA